TCTATCCATAACACGTTCTATAGCTTCCCTATCGTAATCACCGTATATGAAAAGATCCGGTATATACTGTTGATAATAATGGTTACCTTCTTCTGTGGCGGATAAGACTATTCCTGCTGGTAAATGTTTCTTATGGTACAGAATATCAGTAACGAGTGTAGATTTACCCGTATTACGTTTACCTATAAAAACACAAACTTTATCGTCTGCCATTCTTTCAGGTTTGAACTTTCTCAATTGAAGATTCATTTAACTTAACGCCTCGTTTTAATTTATAAAATTTTACTCACATAGAGTAAGAATGGCTGGTAAATTAAACCTTGCCGCAACTGGTATCCAGGACCAATGGCTTACTGGTGAACCCAAATTTTCATATTTCCTGATGAATTATAAACGACACACAAAATTTTCAATAGAAGCCGTAGAAACCCCGTTTAACGGCGACCCCGATTTCGATGCTTCGTTCGAGTGTAACATACCAAGGAATAAGGGTGATCTGATTAGAAGTATGATGCTTAAATTTACTTTACCCAGACCTACAGTACCAGATAAAACATTTATAGTTTCGGCATCAGGTAATAAATTTTTGATCGATGGTGTCGAACAGGCAACACTTACACTTTATGAAGGCGCAACGTATACTTTCAACAACGCAAGTGGAGACCCGTTTAGATTTGCTGCAGGATCACTCGATGGTAACCCACCCGATGATTTACCACCTGTTGACGGTGTCGGTACTGATTACAATTATAAGAGGTACTCAACTTTGGATACAGCAACACATTACGTGTATAAACTATGGTTAAATTCGACGAACACCTGGCTTAATGCAACAGCATCAACCAATACGATACGGGTTTTAAAAGTAGATCCATTTACCTGGTCTGATAATGATACAGGTGATACTGCCCCGACTGTTATTGATACTACAACGTACCCCGGTAAAGTATCTCTGATACAATCTAGTGGTAGTGAATTTTATAGATTTAGTGTACCACTGTTTGGAGATTATACAACAGGTGTTACGAACCCGGGTACACCTACGGTTACTTTTACACCGTCATATAGTTCGAGTACACCATCAAATTTATACTATTATTGTGATAGCCAGCCCGGTATGGGTGGTCAAATAGACATTAAAATAATAAGTTACAGGGAATCTATAGCCGCTCAGATAATAGACTACGCCGATTTACGTATCGGTGGTCAAACTATCCAACGTTTAACGGGGGATTACATACACATGTATAACAATATACACAGTAACGAAGATGATATAAAACAAACGCTTTACTTCTTATCTGCACATGGAAATTACATCAACGTAACACAGGACTGGGATTATAGTATTTTATTACCATTTTACTTCTTAAGGCATCCAAGTTTAGCACTTCCTGTATGTGCTCTAACTAAACAACAAGTTCAAATCGAATTAAAGTTTAAAAAAATGGAAGATGTTACTATATCATACACGAGATCTAATCGTACTATATCAGATCCACCATCGGGTGTTTCAACATCAATAAAAAAAGTATCGTTGGTTTCCGATTTCTTTTTCATAACCGAAAACGAAAAGAGTTTCTTATCGACCCGACCAATCGAATATGTTATGACACAAATTCAAATGTCACAATTTAAGTTTAACCCGGGTGTATCTAAAAAAGCAGGTATGTTAAATTTTAAACACCCGGTAAAAGAAATGTTTTTTGTAGCGATTAGTGACGATGTACATAAATACGAAACAATAAAACAAGTTACAATGAAATTTAACAATAATACAATCATCGACGCAGATACTTTAATGTTATGTTACGAACAACCATTGAAATATTACACGGGAATAACGAACGGTAATTTCGGTGTATATAGTTTTTCAATGAACCCCGAAACGTATTACCCTACGGGACAAGTTAATATGAGTAGAATCGCACACAATTTAATAGAAATAGAACTCGATACCCCAAACGCTAATTTTGGTCACAAAGTGTATGTATATGCAGTGAACTATAACGTTTTAAGAATAGAAAGCGGACTTGGTGGTTTAAAATTTTAGTGAGTTATACTAGTAATGGCTGGTCGTGTTCAATTAGAAATATCTGGTCCACAGGACGCCTTTTTTACGGATGATCCAGAATACACATACTTCGTAAAAAATTTTCAAAAACATACTAACTTTGCACCTTTTTTTAAAGATTTAGACGTGGAAGGTGAAATGGAATTTGGTAACACTATAAGGTGTACCATACCACAAGATCAAGGTGATCTTCTCAAAACCGTGAGTTTGAAATTTGAATTATCTAGCATACAACAAAACCTAGTGAGTTGGGCTACAGGATTAGGTTACGTCGAGTCTATAGGACACGCTATTATTGAGTATGCAGAAATATTAATTGGTGGTAAAACAATTCAAAGAATACCAAGTGATTTTTTAGCAATTTATTTTGATAATTACGTATCACATACAAAACAAGAAAACCTTGGTAAACTTATTGGCAAACCACCGGGTGAATTATCAGGTACACGATGTCGTCATCCAAGTATCGCAGGATATTTAGGAAACGCTACATCTAACCAAAAATTTTTCGTCGATATTCCTTTTTACTTTTACAATAATCCCGAACTTGCCATTCCGGTATTTGCGATAGATAAACAGGAAATTGAAATTGTTATTAAACTTAGAGAACGTAGTGATTGTATTATAGGGTATAAAACTTCAGATCCAGACTACGTATTTTATACAGGTGATCTTGTAACAACAAAAGGTCTCATTAAGAACATGAAAATAACGACCGAAATGGTATCGTTAGTACAAGACGAAAAGGATAAGATAAAATCTAAAAGGATAAATTATGCAATTACACAAATTCAAGAAGTTAAGAATAGAATACCCCAAGATGCAAATAATAACAATTTAGTACATACAACGCACAGACTTGATTTTAAACATCCCGTAAAGGAACTCTTTTTTATAATACAAAGAATGAAAAAAACAGTGAACAGTTGGATGGTTACTAATTTTGATTACGATTCAGAACACCAAGTATATGATAACTTATATACGAATCAAGAGCATTTACAAAATCTTTCTTTAACATTGGACGATACCGATGTTATTAGTGGAGCGTCCGGTGAGATTATAAATTTACGCGCGGTTCAAAGTGGTGTACACCATACGAGAACGCAACTTTGTAGAAGATACTATTCGTATAGTTTTGCCTTAGAACCTGAACGTTGGTACCCAACAGGTCAAGTCAATTTTAGTTTAATTAAAGACCAGATACTTAAACTTACAACATTACCAGATCAGGAACAAGAAAGAGAACTTAGAGTTTTGGCACAAAGTTATAATATACTCCAATTGGAGAACGGCATTGCAAAATTACTCTACTAAAATGTCAATTCAAAAAGAAAATGAAGCAACTTTACTCCTACAGGAACAATTACAGGATTCTGCACTAGATGTTATACAACCAATTTTAGAAAAGGCAATGGTACTTGCAGCAGGGTACGCAAAGGCGTGTGGACGGGATACGCTTCTAGGTGAAGATATGGAATATGCCATGAAATACTGCGCCATGCACGAAGTTGGTAAGAAGTTAGGATCACACTTTCCAGAAATATACGAAGAAGACTCCGATAGTGACAATTTGGAAGATGAACTCGAAATTATCGATGAAGATGAAGAAGATATTGAATTCACAAGGTATTCGGGTAGAGAATACAAATATGTTAAAATAAACATGGCATACGACAATTGGAATGATTGGGTGCCGAAAAATCCGACAGAACAGATGTTAAAAAATGCTATAGATAGTAATGAACACCTCTAATTTAGATGGTTCTGATATCGAAACGAAGTATTTTAAAATAACAGGTGATAGTTCAGATAGTGAGAGTGAATTATCCGAATCAGATACCGAATCGGAAACCGAATCAGAATCTAGTAGTTTATCAGGACACAATGGTAAAATCAAAATGCTTAGAGGATACTTAAAAAATACAAAAAAATACAAGAAGATTTTATTTGAGGATACTTTATTCCCAGAATAAAATCTATATTTATAGTATAAAAAATGTCTGCTCAAGAAACTGCTATGCTCGTCGCTCGTGAACTCGAAGGTCAATCCCTCAACGCCATTGTTGCGGGTTTCTCATTCGCCGCCGCCCTCTCGTGGGTTGATTTGGTGAGATGGGTCGTCAACCAAGTTGTCAAGGTTAACAAGAACGGTGGTATGAACTACACGCTCACAGCCTTGTTTACGACTCTCTTGTCTATCTTCGTCTACTTGGCGATCTCCAGAGTGTCTTCCAAGGTCCAAAGACCACAACAACCAGTCTTCGCCATTACGAAGTAACTTTTTGGGGTTTTTTAATTATAAGTAATAAAAA